TTTATCTACTAAAACATAACGATAGACATAGTTATCGCATCTAACACCTTCAAATTGAAAGTGTAATGTATCTGGTGGATCTTGATACTGTCCGCCAAAACAATGCGGATCAAAGTCTGATTTAGTTATCATTTTTTACCACCTCTAAATATTTGTGTTCCCTTTATTCCAAAAATACTAGCGCAGACTAAAATCCAAAGATTAGTAAACCATGATGGGAGCGCCTGGAAATGTTCAAAGAATAAATTTATTTTTGCCATAGCTTCTGGATCATCAGACCAGACACCATAAGCCAGAACCAGAATTGGCAATGTAAGAATTAATAAAACTACCTCATCTTTGTAATCGTTTTGACGAGCTTCTAATAATTTACCAGAATATTCTAGCTCTCCACTAGCCATCTTCTCTGCGTGTTTGGCTTGTGCGTTAGCCATCATCATTTTAGTTTCTTGTTTCTTTTTGTAGATATGACTACCAGCATTTACTGCTAATTTAATTGCGCTAAACCACATATTATTTACAACCTCTTACTAATTCCGCCAGGCTTTCACATCTTGAAGTAGTTTGCTTATGCCAAGCACTATCAATCATTTCATCAGCTGCTTTATTATAATCTCCAGCTTCTAAACCTTCCCACATTTTTTTAAATTTCATTACTCTTGGTTTTCCAAGTTGGAAACACATTTCACAAATGACACCTTTAATAGTTTCAGGTACTTCTATTTCTTCCAATAAGTCATTCGCAGATTGTTGAGCTTCGTTAAAATCCAATTCAAAAAGTTTTTCAAGATCTTCTTTAGGATATTCAACACCTTCAACAAAGTCATCGGTAGGTAGAACCAAATGGCCATACCCAACTGTAGCGAAACCCAGGCTATCGGAGTACACAGTATCCCTAAACCCTTCATGTTCTTTAATTCGTTGTTTAACTTCTTCCATGATTTATTTACCTCCTGGATCAAAATTGAGAATTTTGACACCTAATCTTTTTTGCTCGCCAGTTTTACTTCGGTTAATCTTCCAACCATTCTTGCGGTAGTTTTGTGTTTTAACATCATAACCCGTGTACTCCCCCGTCTTTATGTTAAGAACTAATATATCTATTGGCCCCGCACCTATTGGGGTAAAGACTATTAAATTTGGATCCTTTGCAAATTCAGCAGCAGCTAATAGTTCATTAGATAAACCTTTAGCAGCAGTTGTTCTATTTCGTGAAGTAGTAGAGGATTGAGCCAAGTAAACCACCTATCAATATTATTATTGTAGCAGCTCCTTTACCTCTATCCATTGATGCTTTTAATGATTTAATATCTACTCGCATTTCATCGATTGCTTTGAACAAAGTTTTCATTCGTTCTGCGCAAACCTTTTCATGGTAAGATATTCTTATACCATTATGATCCTCTATGTTAGAGTGTTGAGATTTCTTTTTTACCATCACGTTTCCTTTATAGCCTCACAACTAAATTTAGTTGCAAGTCTAAATTCATTTACAGTTTTTTCATCCATGGTGTTTAGATATTTTTTGCTAGCATCAAATGCAGCTAAAGCGCATTCTTTCCATGTGTTAAATCTTAAATTAAATTCTATTGGATCTTTGCATTCGTTTTGTAAAAAAGAGCATACCGATATAAGCAGTATAAACTTCATGGATCAACGAGCATTACAAGGTACTCCATTAGAATTTACGAATGGAGCTTCTGCGAAAGCTAGGTAGATGTATGTTGCACCAGAAGCATTATATTCTCCATTAGTATTTCTCCATTTCCAACCATTTGAAAGAAAATCCATGTGAGCATTACCTGTGTGTTCAAGTGTACTTGCATTTGGTCTTAATTTGTTTCCTATAACATTAGATGTGTCTCTTTTATTATCTGATAAACCCCAATCTTCAGTTCCACTTGATTTTTTCCACATAACAAATGCTGGTTTAAATCCTGTCCAAACGAATGGCCCGTTAGCATTTCCATTTCCTGTGTATTTTCCAAACTTGCTGTAACCAGCTACTTCTGACCAACAATAAGCTATAAATACATTTCCATCTCCATTAACTTGACCATCGCTATCAACAGTAAATACACTTGTTGTTGGAGCAGTATTGTTAAACATTGGATCAGAAACTGCACCATCCGATGTAAAATGTAAATGTGTATTTAAACTAATGTTTGTATTTAACATAGTCCAATTATCTCCTCCACTTGATTTTTTTATTATAATAATTTTTGGAGCAGTAGATAAACCATGTTTTATTGTTTCTCCTGATGTTCCATTTCCAGTATATGCACAAATTGAAAATCCAGCAGTTTGTGATAAACTTCCTGAACTATCTAAATCTCCTATTGATGTTGCACTTGCGTCATTGGTAAATGATGTTCCAGCTTTCCAGCACCAAGCTACATAATTTTTTGAATAATTAACAAGGTTTGCATAACTACCACCACTATCACCATCATCAGTTCCTAATGTAAAACCATCACTATCAAAGGATTTAACTCCTGTTGTATGTGTACCTTCTCCTATAGTTTGAGAGGTATATAACATTTTTGTATTTCCTCTGACACTATCTGTTAAAGAATGATCGTAACCAGCATCTCCTCTTTGCTTAATCCAAAGAAAATCAGGTTGCATATTTTCATCACCATCTAAAGTTATTGAATGATTATCACTATCATTTCCAGTATAGAGCTTTGTCTGGAAATATAATTCTGGATTGTCTATTGTTGTATAAGCTGCCATTTATCCTCCATCACTTCCTAAATTTTTTGTGCATATCGCAAGGTACCCCGAAGGTACGGAATGCTCGAAGGAGCCGTATCCGTTAGCATCGCTGTTGCTTGATGAAATTGTAAATGATGGAGAGCCAAAGTTTGCAAACCAATTACCTCTTGTACTTCCACCCCAGTCCATAGCTGTCATAAAATAAACACCTAAATCTGTGTCATCTGGATCAGTTATTGAAATACCATTTGTTCCACTTGATGGATTTCCAGTACCAGTACCATTACTTATATATGTTCCGTTTTTGTGCATATACAATTTACTGTTATTACAATCCAAAGCTATTCCTATAATATCGTTTGCAGCTATAGTTCCAACACTTGTAACAATATTGGAACCACCTGATCTAATATTTCCAGCACTAGCAGTAAAATACCAAGAATATTGCTGTGTTTGAGAACTTAAAGCATCACCAGAAGCACCAAGTTTAGCAAATATACCAATATTACCATCTCCCATATTGGCATTTGCTTTAAACTCTGCATACCATTTTCCTTTATTGACACCTATTGTAGTTCCATAAGGATTATAAACAGAACCAGAATTAACGACTGCAAGATTACCTTCTGAAAAAGTTGTATTTACTGCCTGAGTTTCTGCACCAAATAATGGATTAAAAGTACAAAAATTATTCGTTGGCGAATCCAAACTTTGATCTATTGCAGCTATATTAACTTCTGTAAAATCTGTTCCACCATTTGCGTCATTTCCTAAATTACTACTATCTTCAAAATCTAAATAAAATCCATTTGTGCCAAATGTTAAACCAGATACATTTTTCGGTTTCCATATTGTCGGACTATCTTCATCAAATTCTCCGAATGAAGTTACAGCTTCTTGAGTACCATCGACATAAACTATTTCTGCAATATATCCATCAAAAAAATGAACTGCAGCATTGGTAAATTCTAAAAGCTCTACATCACTTTCGTTTACATGAATGTCATCATCTTCTGCTGGATAAGTTTCAGTTGCAAAAGATGTTTCTTGAGTTCCATTAATATATATTTTTACTCTATTAGCAGCAGTACCTTGCTCTGTATCTACTGCAACTACGATTGAATACCATGCTGAAAAATCTCTAAACATACGATTTGTTTTAAGATCCATAGCAGTTGTTCCATCTCCACTTTTTGTTGCATTAACTCTTAATTTATCGCCAAAAAAACCAACATAAAATCTATTTGAATTACCATTAAAATTAAAAATCATGTGCATATCACTTTCTTCATCTAATGAAGCTCTTTTTACCCAACAAGAAAAAGTAAATTTTCTTCTGCTAGTTGGAGTTCCATTTGTTTTATGAAGTCTTGGACTATCGTTTTCATTAACTCTTAATGAGTTGGCTACTTCATAACCACCTCCTAATGCTGATGCTACATTACCTGGTAAAATTAATGGCATTAACTCTCCAATGTTGGAAGTTCGCCTAATGGTCTAGTAACTGATCCATCCTCTTGCTTTGTATAAGTATATAAAGTTTCAAGAGCTGGTGTATCACTAGCATTAGTAATAGCTGTTTCCATTTCAGCAGCTTTGGTTCTTACTGCTGCTCTAAGAGTAGTGATTGAACTTGGTACAGCTGTTCCAGCATCTGCTTTTCTAGTTATGTACCAATCTGTATTTTGTAACTCTCCAGCAGCTAGAGATTTAAATGTTATAATTAATTGTGTTTTTAATCATACTGTTTTAACATCTACAACATCTTAACCCTCTGGTA